GTACAGCAGTAGTAAAACATTCTGGTTTACCGTCAGTATATTTCAACCCTATCTCACCCCTAGTACATAATCCTCTCCAAACTCCTGCATCTTTACCTAGAGGTTGGTATCCCCTCTGCTTAAGGAGAGTGCCTGTAGTACGTTGAGTATCTGCAACCTGAACATTGTGTTTACATCCAAAATAATCACACCACACTACCACACCGTATTGCTCTTTGAATTCTTCTACAGTCATACCTTTGGGTATTTTATCTTTATACTCCACGCTAACCTCGGTCTTTCCCCCCATGTGAAATGTTAAACTCATATATCTTCTCCTAATTCAATGTATCTTTTCCATAAAGCGATACAGGCTGCGTCTGCCCAATCCTGTTCCTTAAAATCTTGCTTCCAAAAAATCTGAGCAAATTCTGCTATTTGTTTCTTCGACACGTTTCCTTTCTCCAATACATATTTCTTCCATTTAGTATTTTCAATCAAAGAAGGCTCTAATTCATGTAAAGAACAAATAAAATCTGCTGTATAAATCACCGCAGATAATTGGATAGTGGTTCTAGGATTTTGAATAAACAGCGGTGCTTCTATCGCCACCCTAAGACCAGGGTATGTTAGTTTTATTTTACCTAAATCTTCCAGAAAATTGTGAGAATTTGTGATGAATCTTGTATGAAATTCACTATCATCTGTAATCCATTTATACTTATTTAAAAACCTTCCATCATCATCAATCACTACACCATGAATAGCCTTAGTCGAACAATCCAACCCTAAGAAATATTGTTTATCCATACGCACTAATAGGGGATGTTCTCAGAGCCACTACTCTAGACACAGCATTAAAGGCTGATGTATAGGCAGTTAACAAACCTTTAACTTTTACGTAAATAGCTTCTTGTTCAATTACTTCTTGGCGCAATGTCCACAATTCATTATAGCTGTCTAAGACGGCTCCCCTTACCTCCTCTCTAGTTAATTTCTTTTTGCCTTCTTCCTCCCTGTCAGCATTAACTCGATAACTAGCTTTAGCATACCCTTCTTCAAAATAAGCTTCTAACGCTGTTTTCTTCGCTTCTGCATCCGCTACTTGACATTCCAAGTATGCCTTATATCCTCCATAGACAGAGAGGAATTCCTCCAAAGCTCTCCTATCTGCATCCATTAGATTTGCAAACTCTAACTCAGGTTTGCTCTCTAAATCCATTTTAAAGGTGGGGACAAGCATATCAATGACATACTCATCCGCTTTACTTAATACTCTGCTGGCTACTTTATCCATCACTAACCTCCATAACTTCTACAATTACACCACTGAGGCCCTGAACATCTAGATGGTGGTTCCATCATTAGCATTACATCCTCACATTTCTTCAAAACTTGCGCCCATATATCAGGGTCTGGAAGCATTCCAAAAGCTTTTAGTTTCTGATTATTCTTATTCTCATATAACACCACTCCATAAGGCAGTTGTAAGATATGTAAATAAATTTGTAACTGTACAGTATGTTCTCTCTTGGGCCTATTTTTTAATGCTTCAAATCCTTTATCATTAATTGACTTCAATTCCAACCCAATCGTATCATAATCCTCATGCTTCAATAAAAAGTCTGCTCTACCAGAAATAGGGGGATTATCAGACTTGGCTACAATCTCCCTATCTAATAGTATATCCATCTTAGTAAAGTATGAGGCCATCCTATCCTCTAAAAAATTACCATTATCAAAAATACGTTGTAAGTTATCATCAATAACTTGTTCTGGTAGCAACCCATTATACGCTAGATAGAGCAGTCTCATACAATAGCTACCTAACATAGAGGGATAGAATACTCCCTCTCTGTTTTTCCTTTGTGGCCCACCCAAAGATTCTTCCAAAGACTTAATTAACCAAATCTCTTCAGAAAATATCTTTTGTGGCACTGTATCTTCCTTCCTTACTGGGGAAAGTTTTTTAATACCTGGCATAATGTGTTTTCTACTCCTTCTTTAGTGCTATCTTTGATATGTAAGATATTCTCAATACCATAGATTCGCATTAAATCTGCATCCCGTTTAGTATCTCGTTTTTGTAAATGCCCATATATCCCATCTGCTTCAATTACCATTCCCAATTCAGGAATAAAGAAATCTACTGTATATGGATGAACCTCTACTTGTTGGTCATATCGAAGACCTAAACGAGATAGTTCTGTTGCAATTAATTGTTCTTGTTTCGTATAGTCTTTAGGTGGTAAATTCATTTTTTAATGCCTCAAAGTCTGCTGGGTGTTCCAGAAAGTGCTTCTTTAAACCGTTCATACCCATTACTTTAGATTCATTATAACTATACCACGGGCCAGCTTTCTTAATAAACCCTGTCTCTAATCCTTCTCTAAGAAAGCTCTCCATTACATCAATACCACCCTCTACTCTAAAAGGCACAATAGCTGATTTCCAGTTCTCTCCACCTACTTTAGTTTTACGTAAACGTACTTCCATGTCAAAACCTACGTTTTGTTCCACTCCATCAACCTCTTCTTTTATCCACCCCTGCCTTTTAACCTGCAATAAGAAGTGGGAAAAGAATGTCTGTGCCATACCCCCAGGCATTGCATCTAAAGCAACAGGCCCCAAACTACTTCTCACTTGGTTAACTGCTACAAAGGCTGACCCTTCTTTAAGGTGTGCTAATAGCCTTGGCAAAGAAGTATTAATAAATCTAGCTTGCCACGCCATAGGATTATAATCAAACCCATCTTTAGCATTCATTACCGCTTCAGGAACAAGTCCAGCAATGCTATCTAATACTATAACATCTACTTTAGCATCCATAAGTTGTTTCACAATCTCAAATGCTTTCTCCCCATTCTCTGGTTGAGCCACCAAAGTATTATTTACATCCACACCACATTTAGCATACCACTCAGAATCCCAAGATAGTTCTGTATCTATCCATGCTGCCGTGCCACCAGCTTCTTGTGCCCTTGCAACTATTTGAGAAGCTAAATAAGACTTACCTACGTTAGTTGGGCCATACAACATAGTCATACGCTTCTTAGGAATCCCCCCACCAGTTAATCTATCTAATGCTGGAATACCAAAAGGAATTCGGAGATAATCAAACTCTGTACTATCTCCTCTAAGCAACCCCAACTTCTTTTTATCTGACTGAGCTTTATCTTTCTTAAGAATCCCTTCCACAATCTCTAATGCACTATCAATCATAATTTTTCATTACTCCTCTCCTTCGTAGGGATTCAGCCCACGCCACCATTACCGCAGCAACCTGAATAATTTCTGTATATGCTGACCCTAATTTGGTTTCATTTATATCTTTTGCCACTTCCCCCATTTCCTCAAGGGCAATCAAAGCCCATGTATCATCAGTATTATCTCTCTGGTCACCCCAAATAGAATCTTGTCTTTCCCGTTCAGCTAAAACATGTTCTAACACTTTCGCTCTAGCTATTTCTATATCATTCATTATCCAAGACACTTTCAATTTTCTCGTCTACATGTTGACGAACTGCATTCCAAACATCAGTCACTGCTTGTCCTGCTTCTTCTAATTGAGCAGCTATGGGCAATGCAGTATCTATCTCCCTTATATCCACATCAATACGACTGTACTGATTCGTATCCAAAGCACCTACTCTAAACGTAAACCCTAAATGTACACTTACTTTAGCCATTCTATTCCTCCTTCATAGGCAGTTCAAACCACCCTTTCCTCAACATTAGTCCTATTATAGCATATCCAGCTATGTCATTCAACGTATCTTCAACTGATTCATTTTTTGGTCTGGTGGTATTCCAGACTAAATTCTTCAACCTATTGATTTTATCCCATAATCGTACTACTAATCCCTGTTCTCCAAACCCTAAGATATTATCTTTACCATAGTCATTTTGTTTAGCCACTATCAAATCTGATATATCCGCAGCCACCAAATCACACGCCTCTTCAAAAGTTTTAGGGTTACTAATACTAGTCATTATACTGGTGGCTCCGAACTTTCGGGGTCAAAGGGAATTATTTCATCTGGCATACGGTCTGACTGTTTACCATTACCATTAAAGGAACGGCGTATCTGTTCCTTATAATAACCACCCTTCTTCTGCAACTCTACCAGCACATCTGCAATAGGTAGAAGTATACAATATGCCTTTCCCCTTTCATCCCTGGTAACTTCTACTTTCTTAGCACTATCCCAGAATGTTCTCGTTACTTCTCTCAAAAACTCTGTCGGGAACACCAACATCGCTCCATACGAACCATCTTCTAACATAAGCATTTGTGCCCAATGTTCAGACTTACTGGTAGAAATACCACTCTTAGACTGAATACGTTCTTTAGAATCTACATTCCACCTATCATATGCATATTCGATACATATGTTGCCACTCTTTGACCAACCGTGTGGCCTTTCACTCTTAATTTCTAATGTACTTGCATCACTACCAAACACTTCTATCAACCTCTGTTGAGCAAAATCCCCATATTCAAATTGTACATCAAAATTTGACTTATCACTTATTACTGGCATAATTTACCTCCAATCAATATAATCTTCTAATGCTCTTGGTGTATCCTCTAATGCTTCCTTAGTAGCCCATGATGGACTACACACATCTATGTCCACTCGTAACGGAATATCTAGACTATTGGCTTCCATTAACCTCTGTATCTCAAACGGTACCGTGTCCAATTCACTACGATGAATTTCACAAATGATTTCATCATGGACTTGTAACAAAATATTACTTTGAGTTGTTTTAAGATATTCATACACCTGTATGATTCGTTCATTTAAAATATCTGCGCTCGTCCCTTGAACTAAATAATTCACCCCCTTATACGAAATATCAGGTGGAAGTGAATACACTCTGCCATATCTATTTTTTATCCACCCACGTTCCTGTATAGTATTCATAACAGACTTAAAAAACTTCCTAGACCCTTTAATTCCATCAAAATATTGTTTCTTATATGTCATAGCCTCTTTTTCAGATACGTTTAATTGATTAGCTAATTTAGCTTTTCCAATACCATAAATCACACCAAACGTAATGTTCTTTGCCATTTGTCTATAGAACTGAAATGAATCATCTTCAGCAGTTACCTTGAACGCTATCTTTGCAGCTTCTCCATGAAAGTCCACATCTTTACTTTGTAACATGGCATCTACTTCAGGATTCTTTAAATAACTTAAGAACACCCGAACTTCCATTTGAGAATAATCAAATGATACTAAATGATACCCTTCTCTTGGAATAAACAATCGTCTAACAGATACTTGATTTACATCTCCCTCATCATAATATTCATCCCCCACAAAACTCCAAGTCTGCAACACATCATCGTCTAGTTTTAATTCATGTGTTATTCCTTTCGCTGCAATCTGAGCATTAATCCTATTTGTAAGAGCTTCTTTAGCCCCATTAGTTAAATCTATATCAGCTAACTTAAAATGGGTTCTAGGAATATTTTGTAGATTAGGTTCCTTAGAAGATAATCTTCCTGTTAGGGCACCCCAATTACAATAGGATGTGTGAATTACATCCTTATCTTGATAAGGTTCCATATAAGTACTACGTAATTTTCCTAAAGCCCTGTATTGTCTAATATACCCTGCAAGGGGATGATTAATCTGCATCAATGCAGCCTCGTTCCACGAATCCTTATCTTTAGGTGTTTTCATGGGAGAGTTAATCCCCAGTGCATTCAATATCTCCCCTACTTGTTGCGTACTATTGATATTAAATTCATCTCCTACTAACTCATATATCTTATTAGCTATTTCCTCAGTTCGTTTATTGATTTTAACTATGGCCTGTTCTACATATTGAGTATCTATAGCAACTCCACGCCCCTCAATCCCATATAAGACCTTGGTTAAAGCACACTCCATTTCAAAAACTTGGGTTTGTTGTGTCGCCGTAATCTTATTCAAAGCCTCCATATATAATTTGTATGTCCAATAAGCATCTTGCTCACAATATGGCCCAAGAACTTCTGGTGGAGCCATTGAAAAATCTTTATTCCATTTATTACTTCTTAGAGATTTCTTTGTTTCCTTATCATATGCTGCATGTTCTGCTCCAAATACTCTTGTGATAGTACTTGTCAAGTCTAAATCCTTCACTGTAGACGGTTCGATTAACCGAATCATCACTATCACATCCACCCAAGTTTGATTAGGTTGAGCTTCCATTCCTTCCTTCTCTAAGAACCTTAAATCAAACTTGATATTATACCCAATCAATGTATCCATTGACCCTAATAGAGCCAACAAATTTTGGATATGGGCATATTTTAAATTGGTTCCTTGTTGGTGCCGTACTGGGAAATAGTGGGTATCTCCTTCTAAAGTGGAAATACCCACCCCACAAATTTGGTTTATCCCAAATGGGTCTAACCCATTAGTTTCTACATCTACTACTAAAGTATTGTAGCGTTCTAACTGTGTAAGCACATCTGAATATTTATCATCTGTATCTACGAGCATTTTAGAACAACGATTTAGAATCTGTTAAAGCAACTGCATTGTCTGTATGCCCATTGTTATTAGTGGAAAAGCCACCATACCGTCCCTTAAAGTATTCCTTAATGGTAGGCAACGAATCTGAATCAGCGTCATCAGGAATTTCTTCCTTCCTAGTAGTTGCAGCTAGAGCATATGAAGTATCTTGCATACCACTACCAGTACGTTTAATCCTAATTACGCCTTTATCCAAACCATTCCAGTCGTTATAAATATCTACTAGTTGATTCCAGATATAGTCGCTGCGTCCGAAAGTTAGAGATACCACCCTAAAATCATTCACAGTTTCTTTAAACATCTTCTTTCCACCTGGGCCATTAACAGGTTCCCATTCATCACTCCTAGTCTCTGAATGAATTACGTCATGTACGTAAGCCCAAAACGCAAACTTATGTGAGGCCCTTGCATCAGCTGGTACAGCACTGGTATCTACATCAGGGTCATCTAGAATATTCATCCACCTATTACCATCTCTATAAGTATAGAGATACAATTCATCTAGGTTAGGGTCATCATCATTGCCAGTAGCTATGGGAGACAGAAAAGCTTGGTCACCATCTTTAAAAAATATCTCCCGTCCTGGCATACGATTGTCATCCTGTCCACCTTGATACCTAGTTTCTCGCTTAGTTTGAATCCTACTTATTCCACTCATATCTATCTTTCTCCTTTCTTCTTATATTATTTAAAAAAATGTTCTTTCTTGAATTATGTTTTGTAATACTTCTTTATCTCTTATTTCTTGTACATCTTTAAACTCCTTTGGTAATTGAACATAGCTCACCATGAATTTTGGTATTAAGTCGCTCATTGCCTTCTCTAATCCTACACGCCCCGCATCATCATTGTCAAGGCATAATACCAACTCTTTCGTGGGCAATTTCATTGCTAGGTCTTGTTGAGTCCGTGACATATGTGCCCCCAACAAAGCCACACTAGAAAACCCATTTTGGTCAAGCCACATAGTATCCAATGACCCTTCTGTAATACAGATAAAATCTGTGGGTTCAGTAATTAAATCTTGTCCAAATAACACTTTAGATTTTTTCAACCCTTTAGAATATAAATATTTTGGTGTTACGTTTTGTCTACGGCTTAACCACCCCACTACTATACCATCTGCTGTACGAACAGGTAACACCAAACTACCAAAATTATCTATTGCACTTCCCCATTTAAGAAGAACTTCCCTAGAAAAGCCCCTATCAAATATCCAAGGAGGAACATACCCAGTCTGAAAAGGAAAACTTACTTCTCGCATTTCATCTTGCACTTCCAATAATTCATCAAACATATTTATATCAAAATGAATTATGTCTTGTTTGATTCTCTGTCGTACTTCTTCATAACCAATATGTAAATATTTCATGAAGAACCCGTATAAACTACCTTGCCCACAACCAGCAAAGCAAATCCACACACCTTTAGCTAAATTAATTGCACATGATTGCACATTATCGTCATGAAATGGGCACAAGATTGAAAACTGGTCTTGTGCAATGGGAATAGAAAAATCAGTATCTAGAAATAATTGTGCCCAACTTGCCATTAAAAGTCATCCTCCACTTCATATATACTGCCTTTATCCACATCCCAATATAATTCCATAGCTGATACTGGAAGCACCCCATCCCTATATTTATGGAAGTATGCTATCCTAGATTTTTCATCTCCCTCCACCATACACATAGATAAAGCCACATCTGCTGCACGAAGCATTGCATCCCCATACGCTACTTGGTCAGCCCTTGGTGGGATAAACACATCTGATGCATCTTTAGTAGCTTGCGTCGATACAAAGATTGGTGTATTAGTGGATAAACATAAATTCTTCAAGCCATAAAATAACATGTGTGTTTGTTCCCACATAGCCTTATGACTCTTTCCCGAATTAGTGACCAAATAAATACCATCTATAACTACTAAATCTGGAGTATACTTCCTAATTAAATTTTGAATGCTTTCTAAGGAAATACTGGACTCTCCTTCTATATGGTCACATACAAGAAGAGGTATTGGTTTTACAGCTTCTAAGAAATTCGCATATTCCTTTTCATCAATTGGGTCACCATTCCGTAATGCTGAATGAGATAATGTATATCCCAACGCATTCCCTAATACCACATCAGTTCTCAAATTCATTTGAGCTACAGGCATTTCAGTAGATACAAGCAAAGTTTTAAAGCCACTCATGACAGCCGTAACTGCCATTTGCACACACATCCAAGACTTACCCACTGTGGGTCTAGCAAACAATGCTATTAGTTCTCCTGGCATCCATCCCACACCCATTCGATTTAATGAAGTAAATGGCGTTGGTACTCCCATAATACCATCACCCATCTTACGTTTTTCTTTCCGCAACTGCCAATCAGACAATCTCATTTCTGGATTTAAATTATAAGAAATAACATCATCATCATAAATCACTGAAATATCATTTAACTCAGAATTAATTTGAGCTAATGCTTGTTTAGGATTATCTTGCAACGTCCCTTTATTTGATTGAAAAGTATTAACAATCCTTCTAAATAATACTTGGTCTTGAAATACCTTCAAGGCATAATTCAAATCCAATGACGCTGCGGAATCATTTAACGTAGGATAGTTTGCCATAAGCGTTTCTGTAGATGGGCTATGCCCATATTCATCAAAATATGTAGTGAGAAATCTAAACGCATCTGCGTGGGTTGAGAAATCTTTTGATGTATACCTAAATTTTCTAAACGCTTCCCTATCTGTTAACGCAAATAAAATGCCCGATTCTATAAAATCATAATTATCCATCTTCTCTCCTCAATTAAACTATGCTCTGTAAAGCACCCTATTCTGTTGGCCTTGTACATACGCATCTACATCACTAGTCTTCAAAGCATCTGCATTTATTTGCGCTTCTCTAAGCGAAGTAAATTGCCCACGTACCAATATTTCATTCGTGGCCTTGTTCACACTTATCACTCTAAACTCATCTGAGCTGGTTGTCAAGGGCTTTTTCCTGAATAATCCCGTGGGTTTCCGTTTCCTCTTCATTCAACAAACCTCTTAATTTTGTTCTAACGCTAGTCCGAATTTTATAAGACGATTCTCCTAAGTCTTCACTAATCTCTTCCATAGTCAAACCTTCTAAACGAAGGGTAATAAATAACTGTTCTTGGTGAGTTAAGTTATAGTGCTTAAGAAGTTCTTGCATCTCTACATCTACTAAGCCTTCGTCCTCTTGTAATAAAGCTTGTAAAATCTTAGAGGGAATTAGATTCTCGTCTTCAGCCCCCTCATATACTATATCCAAACTATCTGGTTGTACTGTATGTTGGGCCTTATTAATCAAAGTTCTAATGGTATTAACCATAGCCGTATGCAAATACGTATGGAACAATACGCCCCTATCTTCTTGAAAACCTTGTGCAGCTTTGATAATAGCAATACGTAATTCTTGAGCTAAGTCTTCTCTATCCCATCCTGCCACATAAGTATTTAAGACCATACGCTGAACTTTGGGTTCCCACTGCATAATTAAATCATCATCAATGTTCAATGTCCTAAAAACCTCCTTACTCCTCTAAGTCTTATTACCGCTCCTGCGCCAAACCCTAACCCTAATATAAATAATACCATAAGCCAGGTTGAAATATCAGTATAACGCCCAAGGAAAAATAGCCCCACATCCTCTAAGACATGGGGTATAGTGAAAAGGAGCGAAACTATCAGCCACTTCTTCATTAACACACTCTCTATCTACCATATTTATCTAACCTACCTTTCTGATAGCAATCTTGACTACAATATATATTCTTATAATTGAGGTAGTAACTCTTTTTCAATTGCGCTGTCCTTCTATAGAAGTCACATGTACAAAAGGAACAAGTTACCCTCATATAACGTAAATGAAATCGACACCTATCTGAACAGGTTTTTATCTTGGGTGCAGTTCTATTACCACATTGTACACAATATCTCGTAGATTTTAGCGGTTTTGGGGCACTAGTATGTAAACCCGCTTTCTTTAATACCTTGTAGATATATTGTCTACTTACATCAAATTGCGTCCCAATTTCCTGAAGTGTTAGAAACGGATGTAAGTTCCGTGTTTGAAGAATGTCGTCTTTCCTAGACACTAAACATCAAAAGCGTTTTGATTGGCTTCTTTTGTTTTATTGTTCATAGTATTTGAGACCTTTCTTCCTACAACTACCTTTACGGTGGCAGAAAAAGACTCATCTGTAAAATCTACATCCATTCCCTGACTATCAAAAGTAACGTAATGTTCTTTAATTAGCTCCCATTGAGCATCGGTAAACTCTAGTGCTATTGTCTTAGCCATCTTAATCTCCCTCCAATACTTCTATTCTAGCTTTTAATTCTTTTATTGCAGCCACTAAATGAGGAAGAAGTGCAGATGGATTAATAGATTTAATATCTTCGACTATTTCCTCAATATTTTCTGATACGTCTTCTTTAGTTACATATTTCCAAACCCCATCTATCTTACATAAATCCATTGTTCCTACTTTAACATCATTCGG